TCAGCTCTTTCGGCTGATCTCCGGGCCCGAAGGCCCGACAAGCCGCATCCGCCCTGGTACGCCAAGCCGCAAAGGTGCCTGACAAGCCGCAAAGGTGCCTGACGCCGCGGTCGTGAAGGCCTGAAACTCAGCGTGTTCCTCGATTGCGGCCTTCACCTCGCCGGTCGGTCGCGTCAGCGAGAGGTAGTTGGGCCGGAGGTCGGAGAAGAGCTCCCCTCGAAGCCCTGGCATGACCTCCCACCAGCCTGCCAGAGCGTCGATATCCCTCTTCGGGATGCCGCCCTGCAAATGCGCGTCGATCTCGTGGATGTCCTCGGGTTCAGACGTGTCGATGTACCTGGCAAGGTTCAGGTTGAAGGCGTTTCGCGGGTCGGCGATCTCGTCGAACGGCACCATGCGCGCGTAACCAGCGACGTCCGACCCCTTGCGGAAGGTGTCCACGATGCGGTGGATATCCTGCTCGCGAAGACGATTCTTCGCACCATCCTTCCGAAAACCCTTGGAGGCGTCGATCATGAAGATCCCGCGCCGGGCAGTGGCGTTTTCCTTGTCAAGCACGACGATGCAAGCCGGAATACCGGTGCCGTAGAATAGGTTCGGCGGCAGACCGATGATCGCCTTGAGATAGCCCGACTTGATCAGCGCCTCGCGAAGGTCCGCCTCGGCATTGCCGCGGAAGAGCACGCCGTGGGGCAGAATGCACGCGGCCTTTCCGGTGCTCTTTATCGAGCGGATGATGTGGAGGAGGTAGGCATAGTCGCCTTGCTTTTTCGGCGGCGCCCCCCATTCAAACCGGTTGTGCCTGTCCGTGATCGCACCATCGTCATCGTAGCTGAAGCCGGTGCTCCAGGCCTTGTCCGAGAATGGCGGATTGGCGACGACGTAGTCGTATGTGCGCAGGCGCTGCCCTTCGAGGAACTTGGGATTCGTCAATGTATTGCCTGCAATGATCTTGGCAGTGGGAAAGTCGTGCAGGATCATGTTCATGCGGGCGAGACCGGCCGTGGTCACGTCCTTTTCCTGACCTTCGAGAGTGATCCGCTTGCCAGCTTCGGCAGCGACCTTGAGCAGCAACGAGCCAGATCCGCAGGTCGGGTCATAGGCAGTCGTCCCGGCGACCGTATTCTTTGCCGAAATTCCGATTACTTTCGCGATAATGCGGCTGACCTCAGATGGGGTGTAGAACTGCCCTTTGCTCTTCCCGCTTTCACTCGCGAAGTGGCGCATCAGATACTCATAGGCATCGCCCAGAATGTCATCGTGGTCAGCGCGGTTTTTCGCGAAGTTCAGGTCCTGGCGCTCAAAGATCGCGATGAGATTCGTGAGGCGCTGCACCCGGTCATTGCCTTCACCGAGCTTGTTGGGATCGTTGAAGTCGGGAAAGTCCGTCCGCGCCAGCATCTCGTTGGCTTCAACGAGCGGCTGGATGACTTGCGTGTTGATCAGATCGCCAATGTTCGGGTTTCCCTTCAGCGCCACCATGTCTTCGAAGCTGGCGCCCTCAGGGATTATGATTGGTGGCTCTAGATCATCACTGTTTCCATACTTGTCGGAAACGTATTTGATGAAGAGCATGAAAAGGACGTAATCCTTGTACTGGCTTGCGTCCATTCCCCCACGCAGCTCGTCGCATGATGCCCAGAGCGAGGAATACAGATCGGATTTCTTAACTGCCATTGCGTCTTTTCAGCCCGATGTCGTCGAAGAAGGCCGTTAAGGGCTCTTCGGGGTGTTTGTGATTTTCGGGGCCAGAGTAGCGATCGAGTGGGCTACCTTCCAGAGCCAACTGCGATGGAGTGCCAGTGGCTTACGTTGCGAGAACGGTGTGGCGGCTATGAGTGTTCGTGGTACGCCTCGAAGGCAGCGCCTTGGCTCATCCACTCGACCGGGAACGGCTCCAACACCCGCGCCAGCGTCACCTCCGGCCCCTGCTTCCCGTCCAGGATGGCCTCAACGATGTCTGGAGCCAGCAGTGTCAGGCGCAGGACGCGAGCCATGTAAGTGAAGGCAATCCCTTCCTTCTCAGCCAGTTCGGAAATCGACGCGAACTCGCCCGACTCCAGCATGCGCTTCCAGCGGCACGCGCGGGCCAGCGCTTTCACCAGCGTGTTGTCAGTCCGGCGCGGTTGCGTGGCGCCTTCTGGCAGCTGCATCTCCTTCCGCCCGCCGCGCTTCACGATGCGGAATGGGACGTGCACCGTCACCGTGTCGGGGATCGGAGCACCGCGGGTCATGCGGCAGCCTCGATTCCACCGGCCAGCAACTCGCGGGCGAGGCCGCCCAGCCCGTCGATGCGCAGGCGGACGTTCAGCCCCTCCGTGCCGATTTCGACCCGTTCAAGCAGCAGCGTGACGATGCGGGCCTGCTCGACGGGAAACAGTTCGTCCCACAGCGGATCGAGCTGCTGCAGGGCCGCGCGGGCGTCGGCCTCGGTGATGTCGTCGATGTGGGCGCGCGCCGCCTTCCACGTGCCTGCCACGATCTCCGGCTGGCGGAACACGGCGCGAAGTTGGTCGATTACCGCGGCCTCGATCTCCCCCGCTGGCACGCGGCCGATTGGGCACGAACCGGCGCCGTGCTTCAGCACCGTCTGGCTGACGTAGTAGCGGTAGAGCTTGTCCCCTTTGCGCGTGTGCGTCGGCGAGAAGGCCGCGCCATCGGGGCCGAAGAGCAGCCCCTTCAGCAGCGCGGGCGTCTCGGCGCGGGTCCGCATCGCTCTCTTGCGGGGGCTCTCCTGCAGGATGGCGTGGACGCGGTCCCACGTCTCGCGGTCGATGATGGCGTCGTGCTCGCCGGGATAGCTCTCGCCCTTGTGGACCGCTTCGCCGATGTATGCGCGGTTGTTCAGCATCCGGTACAGCGTCTTCTTGTCGATCGGATTGCCGTTGCGGTTGACGATCCCTCGCTCGCCCATCTCGCGCGCCAGCAGCGTGGCCGACCCGATCTCCAGGAATCGGGCGAAAAGCCAGCGGACCTCAGCCGCCCGGTCTTCGTCTACTACCAGCTTGCGGTTCTTGACCCGGTATCCGTGGGGCGGCACGCCGCCCATCCACATGCCCTTCTTGCGGCTGGCGGCGAACTTGTCCCTGATCCGCTCGGCCGTCACCTCGCGCTCGAACTGGGCGAACGAGAGCAGAATGTTCAGCGTCAGCCGCCCCATCGATGTGGTGGTGTTGAAGGACTGCGTGACCGATACGAAGGTCACGTCGTTGCGGTCGAACACCTCGACCAGCTTGGCGAAGTCGGCGAGCGAGCGGCTGAGACGGTCGATCTTGTAGACCACCACCACATCCACCAACCCGTCCTCGATGTACTCTAGCAGCCGCTTGAGGCCGGGGCGCTCCAGCGTGCCGCCCGAGATGCCGCCATCGTCGTACTGATCGCGGACCAGCACCCAGCCCTCGGACCGCTGGCTGGCGATGAACGCCTCGCAGGCCTCCCGCTGGGCGTGGAGCGAGTTGAAATCCTGCTCCAGCCCCTCGGCGTTGGACTTGAGCGTGTAGACGGCGCAGCGGAGCTTGCGGACGACGGTGTCCTTCATCCGCCCCTCCTGTGGTTTTTGAGGCCGAAGAAGACCCACCCGTTCCAGCGCGTGCCGGTGATGGCGCGGGCGATGCCGGACAGCGACTTGTAGGGCCGCCCCTGCCATGTAAAACCGTCTGCAGTGACCGTGACGATGTGCTCACAGCCTCGCCACTCACGGATCAGGCGTGTGCCTGCGATGGGCATCATGTCTGCTCGAGCCGAGCGCTTAGTCCGGTCACCACCGTCCAGTTCCTCGCCGAGCCGTTCCAGCCGCCGGACCGTCTCAGGTTTCAGCCCGCCGTAGGCGAGCTCCTGGATCCGGTAGGCGAGCCGGCTCTCCAGGTACCGGCGGTTGAACGGCGGCGGCTCGCTCTCGAACAGCTCCCGCCACTGCGCCTTCAGCTCCGGTGTCGGCGCCGTCTTCAGGGCCGCCAGGCGGGCCGGGATCGGATCGTGGGTGGTCATGCGTCTCTCCGCCTAAGTGCGGTTGCATGACCGCTCCGGGCGGGCGGGATGTGTAGCGAACTCTCTCCGCCGGAAGCGACTAGTTCGCTTGACTGCCGGGCCATGAGGCGAACCAGGCCGAGTGCGAGGAGGCGGCAGAGCTGGGCGCGACGCTCCGCGGGGGTCAGCAGGGTCGGCGAGAGGGGGTTGGGCGTTCTGTCGATCATGACAGTCTCTACTCATCGAGTTCGAGAACTGTCCCATCCCGCTGCCGGCGTGTTCGGGCTATCGGCCCTTATCCGTTGCACGCTTCATCTGCCGACTTTCGCCCCAGAAAAAAAGATTCCGAGCAGCAGCAATGGGTTCGCGAATGCTGCAGTGCAAAAATTGACGCGGGGTTCTTGAAGAGACGGCGCGTTCTCCCGACTTCGTTTTCATCATTTCAGCGAAGGAAACAACTCGATGCCCCCGAGGGTGCGTAAATTCGTGTGCCGTGAATTCATCAAGACTGTCGATCTCGACCTGTTTCGAACATTCCTCGAAACATTTCCCGGCTCAGGCGGAATTGCCTGGAGCCGACTTCCCGAAGACGAAAAGGAAAAGCGGGAGGCTTTGTTCGAGATCTTTCAGCGATCCGAGGACTTGACTGACGACCTTCAGGATTCGCTGCACTGTGCGAAGTATCTCGCGGGAGCCGCAGGCGCGTCGAAGCTTCTTGAACTGGCCGAAAAATTCGGCGTCGATCTCGTCCCGCCCGCCGAGGCCTTGAAAATAGCGCGAAGCTGGACACGCGCTCGATCGCGCTTCACGCCTACATCCACCACCGCCCGATCTTCGACCGCGCCGTCGACCTGACCCGCATCTGGTCGGTGCCGCGACCGATCGAACGTACCGCCGCGAAGCCAGGAATTCCGAGCCGCCATCTGGTGTGGAAAGAGGAGTTCAGGGCGGCGGTTTCAGCCTATTTCCAGCGCAAGTACTGCGGGCGATACTGCGACGTGCGCTGGTACCCGGAAGGCGAGCAGATCGGAATCCTTGTTCTGCACGGCAAGAACGTCCGGACCGCGAACGTCGAGGAGCACGGAGAGGAGCGTGCGCTCCCCCTCCGCGAAATCACTGGCGATACAATCCGCTATTCCGCGCGGGACGGATGGATCAAGGTCGGGGCGGCGTCGGTCGGGGACGCGAAGATGCTCGTGGAGCTGTTCGCGACGTTCCTCATCGGCGATGAGATGTTCTTCGCCGGGCCGCTGGCGGACGACCTCTACACGCTGGCACCGATCGAGGAGGCGGCGGAGGAGTTCGCCTTCCGCTTCGGGTGGGATCCCGCGGTCACCGATGTCGTCGTGCGCGAGGGTGCCTCGATGGCGGTGGCACGATCGGGCGGCGGCGGCGGTCGCCCTTCCGGCTCATTCTTCGCGCCGACGATAACGCCCTGCCGCGTTTGAGAGCGCTCGGGCTGGACCTGAAGAAGAGCCGCCTCGGCATCGCGTCTGCCCTGATCGACTTCCATCTCAAGAACGGCGCGGCCGAGATGACGGTGCCGGTGAGGCTCCAGCCGCCTGATGTGGCCAGCTTCCGGGATCACACCTTCGAAGAGGTGATCTACAGCCACCTGGAGCTCAACGGACTGCGCCGTGCATCTCGCCCTGATCCGACCGCTCTTGCGGCTGAGTGAACATTATCCGCCGGGATGGCACGACAGACAGGAACTCGGCGTCGCGTCCGAAGCCGAGTTTCGATCGCTCCTGATCTCCGGGCTGCTTCAGCAGCGGCCACCGCCCAGTCTCGTCAACGATGCCCTGGTCGTATTCCAGGAAGGCCGATGCTTCCTCGTCCCGGCTGATCCGTGGGAGGAGGTCGAGGAGGTGGAGCCTGAGAGCCTTCACCCCTTCGAGATCGACTTCCGAGTTCTCGCTTGTCTGTTCAGAAACGCCTTCGATCTACAAGGTCCACCGGTCCGCGAACTTACGCCCTTTCTGTACTGGCTCGGGTCACGTTCGACGGGCGCGGATCGGGAAGGGGTCTGCCTGGCTCGCGGACGAGCTGCGGGCGACCTCCTCGACCTTCTGGGTGTGGCCCGTGTCCACGAGCCGGCCCCGAGATGGACGCTGCTCACCCCTACCGACTGGGCTCCCGCGGCAAATGTCCTCATGCATCTCGAGCATTTCCAAACCCGCGTTCTTGCCCTCGAGGGTCTGGTGGACGGGGCGAGGGACACGATCACGCTCCCTGCGTTCCGACTGAGCGGCCCCCGCATGTCGGTCGATGAGGAGGGGCGGACGGTAACGCTGGACGGCGACAAGCAGGTGCTGCCGTCGCGCGAAGCGGCAGTTCTCGCTGCTCTGGCGCGCGAAGCCGTGAGCGAGGCCGGCGTCGTCTCCCGGGATCGGCTGGCGAAGGCAATCGAGGACGCAACGGGCTCGCGCGAGCGGCAGCACGAGGAACAAATCGATACGGTGATGAGCCGGCTGCGGAGCCGTCTAGGTGATCCGGACCTGATCCGAACTCATCGCCGGAGCGGCTATTCTCTGCAGCTGTCAGCCGCCGAAGTGGAGGTGTTCTAGAGGGACAGGTTCGGGACAGGCTCGGACAGGTCGGCGACAGGTTCGCCGAGCCCGTCGGCGTCAGGTTGTCGGTGTCGTCAACCAACCTGAGGCAACGAAGACCATGACCCCTGATTTCCTGCCCACCATGCTCGCGGAAGCGAGGGCCGCCGCGCGCCGCCTGCAACGCCGCCTCGGCCTGCCACCTGCGGACCGGGAAGATCTCATGCAGGACTTCCTCCTCGACCTGCTCTGCCGGCTGCCGGCCTACGACGCCAAGCGGGGCTCGATCGGCGCCTTTGCCGGATTGGTGATCCGCAACCGCTCCGCCCGTCTCACCGCCAGCAGGATCCGCTGCCTTGAGGTGCAGAACGGAGGGCCGCTCTCCATGGAGGCCGCCGGCGATCTCTACGGGCGCACGATCGCCACGACTGACGGCCTCTGGTCGGACAGTGAGATGGCTGATGCCTCGTTCGTCGGGCGGCGTCTGGCGGTCGCGGCGACCCTCGGTCGTCTGGACGAGTCCGATCGGCGCCTCTGCGCTGCCCTGGCGCAGCTGAGCGTGACCGAGATCGTCCGATCGAGACAGAGCAGCCGCTCTCACCTCTACCGCCATCTCGCACGCCTGCGCCGCGTCTTCGCGGCCTATGGCCTGCGCCCGTCCGCGACGTGAGGGAGGCACGGATGATCAGCAATCGCTTCAGCCGCCGTCCTCCGCCCCGGACCGAGCTCGACTTCTGCCAGTGGGTGGGAGATGCCCTGCCGGGCGAGTGGCTCGAATACCACCGCGGGTTTCTCGCGATCGACGCGGCTCCCGAGATGTCTCCGCTCGCTTCCGACAGGTGGAGGGGGCTGGCCGCCTTGTCCGAGTGTGCCCGCTGGGCCAGCGACCACCGGCTGGTACACCTCGTCCAGCGCCGCCTCGGTCCTGACCAGTTCGTGTATATCGCGATCGCGCGGCCGAAGCCGCTCTCCCGCCGGATCGAGCTTGCGGCGTTGCTCTCAGGTCGGGAGGCCGCGTGATGGTTTATCAGGCCAGCCGGATAAGACGTCGCCGGGCCACGCAGGCCGAGATGGAGGAGCGGGCGGAGTTCCTGATCGACTACGCCGCGCGGCACGGACCGATCACGGTGCGGGGGCTCTACTACCAGGCAGAGGTGGCGGGACTTCCCGGCATCGACAAGACCGAGGGCGGCTACGCCAAGGTCCAGGCCCAGGTCCTGAAGCTTCGGCAGGAGGGGAGACTGCCCTACAGCGCCATCGCGGACGCCACTCGATACATGCGCAAGCCGCGCTCCTTCGACGGCTGGGAAGAGGCGTTGCAGGACACGGCCCGCCTCTACCGCAAGAACCTCTGGCGGGACCTCGACATCGAAGTGGAGATCTGGATCGAGAAGTCGGCCCTCGCGGGAGTGATCTATCCCGTGACGGCGGACTACGACGTCCCGCTGATGCCGACCGGGGGGTTCACGTCCGAGACCTTCGCCTACGAGGCGGTGGAGCGCCTCAGGGACACTTGCCAGACGCTGGTGGTCTACGCGCTCTACGACTTCGACCGCTCCGGGCAGGACGCTGCGTTCTCCCTCCAGGACAAGCTGCACCGGTTCGGCGAGATGTACGACGTCGACATCGTGTTCAATCGCCTGGCGCTGACGGACGACCAGGTCCGGGACATGGCTTTGCCCACCCGGCCGCCGAAACGAACGTCCGTGGCGGACCAGCGCTGGCCACATGACGTGGCCGCAGAGCTCGACGCCATTCCGCCGGACGATCTGCGGGAAATGGTGCAGGGAGCGATCGAGCGCCACCTGCCTGTCGATGAACTCGAGACGCTCAAGGAGATCGAGGCGGAGGAGCGTCGGACGCTGATGGACTTCATCGGCAGGGCCGCGTGATGGGGCGGGGCCGGAAGCCTGACCGGACGGGTCGCAGACCACGGGGAGCCCACTTCGCTCAACTCCTTCGGTCCGAAATGGAGCTGCCGGCGTGGAGGGCGCTCTCGACGGCGGCGCAGGCGCTCTATCCGTGGCTCCGGCTGGAGTGGCACGGGGCGGAGTACAACAACAACGGCAGCATCCGGCTGAGCGTCAGGCAGGCCGCCGATCGTCTGGGCGTGGGACGGGCTGCTGCTGCAAGAGCGTTTCACGACCTGCAGGCCAAGGGCTGGATCGTCGTCGTCGAGCCGGCGAGTCTCGGGGTGGAGGGCGAGGCCAGGGCACCTGCCTACGAGCTGACGGAGATCGCGCTGCCCCATGCGGGGAACACCGGACCTCGGCGCCTCTATCGGACCTGGAGTACCGGCAACGATTTCACCGTCGTCCGCTCACCTGCAAACAATCCGACCGGACGAAATGGAAAATCCCGTCATCGAAATCGTGACGGACCTGTCCCGAAAACGATGACGAAAACCTCGACCCTGTCATCAAAACGATGACGCCCTGTCCCGAAAAGGATGACGGTTTGGCGAATTCGGCGCATCCGTTCGTCATCGAAATCGGGACATCCTTAATCTACCAGGGGGTAGGGGGCGAAGCATGGCCTCGAGACCCCGAGGAGAGCGACCATGATCGACTTCCGCCCGGCCGACCTGCGGCCCTACAAGGCAATCGACGCTGGCCCTGAACGCCTGTGGGGATTGAACGAAATTGCCGCAGCCCTCGGCGTGTCGCGCGACAGCGTGAAGCGATGGGCCAACAAGCCTGGCGTGCCAATCTACAAGCCGGCAGGGACGGGGCGGTATTTTGCCCTTCGGTCGGAGCTCGACGAATGGCTGACGCAATACGCCAACTGGGGATAGGCACCGAGAACAGCCATTTTGCGCCATGCAACTCTATTTTGCCGGGATTCTATCGGCCGGAGATTTGGGCTATCAAGGCAGAGTACTCGCCGCAAATGGCGGGTCGGGGCAAGGAGAGCAGGATGCCCATTCGAATCGGTCCCGAGGACAGGACGCTGGCGGTGGAATACCGCCCCGTCGAGGCGCTGACCCCCTACGCTCGAAACTCACGCCTGCATTCCGAAGCGCAGGTCGCGCTAATCGCCGGCAGCATCCGCGAGTTCGGCTGGACGAACCCGGTGCTGGTCGACGGCGATGGTGGCGTGATCGCCGGGCACGGCCGGCTGATGGCGGCGCGGCAACTGGGGATGCGGCAGGTGCCGGTCATCGAGCTCGGCCACCTGACGGAGGCGCAGAAGCGGGCCCTGGTTTTGGCCGACAACCGCTTGGCCGAGCAGGCGGGATGGGACCGGGACCTCCTGGCGCTCGAGCTGGGCGAGCTGGCGGAGCTCGGCGTGGACCTCGGCGACCTCGGCTTCGATGCGGCCGAGATCGACGCGCTTCTGAGGTCAGGGGAGGCGGACCCGCGGGAGGATGAGGTTCCCGAGCCGCCCGTCGTCCCGGTATCGCGGCCGGGAGACCTCTGGCATCTCGGACCGCACCGGCTGATCTGCGGCGACGCGACCGACCCCGGGACCGTCGAGCGCGTGCTGGCGGGCGTACGGCCGCATCTCTGCGTGTCCGATCCTCCCTATGGCGTGAACTACGACCCCGGCTGGCGCAACGAGGTCGGGACGGCGAAGACGAAGCGGACCGGCAAGGTGAAGAACGATCACCGCGCGGACTGGCGCGAGGCGTGGGCGTTGTTCCCGGGGGAGGTGGCCTACATCTGGCACGGGGCCCTGCACGCCACCACGGTCGCCGAGAGCCTCACCGCCTGCGGCTTCGGCCTCCGGGCGCAGATCGTCTGGGCGAAGGAGCGCCTGGTCCTCTCCTGCGGCGACTATCACTGGCAGCACGAACCGTGCTGGTACGCCGTGCGGCAGAAGGGCAGGGGCCACTGGTCGGGGGATCGCAAGCAGACGACGCTCTGGTCGATACCGAGCCGGGACCAGGATGCCGAGACCGTCCACGGCACGCAGAAGCCCGTCGAGTGCATGCGCCGCCCGATCCTGAACAACTCGGCGCCAGGACAGGCGGTGTACGAGCCGTTCAGCGGATCGGGGACGGCGATCATCGCCGCCGAGACGACGGGGCGCGTCTGCCATGCGATCGAACTCGACCCGGCGTACGTGGACGTGGCGGTGACCCGGTGGCAGGCGTTCACCGGCGAGCATGCCCGGCTGGGACCGTCCGGCCCCGCCTTCGAGCAAGTTGCGCGGGAGCGGGCGGAGGAGGCCGCCTGATGCGACAGGTGCGCCGATGAGCCAGTCGGTCCGGAACTCGGCGCTGGAGGTCGTGACGAACGTCGTGGCCGGCTTTGTCGTGGCGGTTGCCCTGCAGGCGGGGCTGCACACGCTGTTCGCGATCCGCTCGACGGGAGGGCAGCAGGTCACGATCGCGCTGCTGTTCACCCTGTCCTCTCTCCTGCGCAGCTTCGCGCTGCGACGGCTGTTCGAGAGGCTGGGGCGGTGACCGCCCGGGGACGACGCCCGAAGCCGACGGCGATCCGGCGCCTCGAAGGCAACCCGGGCAAGCGCGGCTACAACCAGGACGAACCCGTCCCGCCCGAAGGGTGCCCTGGCTGCCCGCCGCACCTGAACGAGCCGGCGCGGGACGAGTGGCACAGGCTCGCGCCTCACTTGCACGAGATGGGCGTGCTGACGCTCGTCGACCGCGCGGCGCTCGCCGCCTACTGCCAGGCCTACGGCCGCTGGGTGGAAGCGGAAGAGAGACTGGCCGCGCTGCCGGCGATGGTGAAGACGCCGTCGGGCTACGTGCAGCAGAACCCCTGGATCGGCGTCGCTAACAAGCAGCTGGAGCTGATGGGGCGCTTCGCGGTCGAGATGGGAATGACGCCGGCCTCGCGCAGCCGAGTCGTGGCGAACCCGCCCCCCGGGTCGAAGTACCTGATCGACACGGGCGTGCCGCGCGTCGAGTACTCGATCGTCAGCAGGGACGAGACCGGCAAGTTCGTGGAGCAGCCGTTCGAGCCTGTCGGCGACAAGAGCGGCGTCGCGGCGAAGGGCGAGGAATAGCTTCGGCCCGCTACACTTCCCGGCCGTCCGATGGCTGTACAGACCTGCGCAACCAACGTTTGGCAGGTGTGTACATGGTCAGCGAGACTGTCCCATCCGCGAAAGAGCTTATCCAGAAAGCGAAACTCGTGGCCTACGAGCGAGTCTCGACCGCACGGCAGGGCCGCTCGGGGCTCGGGCTGGAAGCGCAGCGTAAGGCGATCGACGACTACGCCGCGGGGCAGGGGGCGACCATCCTCGGCCGGTTCACCGAGGTGGAGAGCGGGCGCAAGAACGACCGGCCGGAACTGCTCCGGGCGCAGGATCTGGCACGGCTCACAGGCGCGACGCTGGTCATCGCGAAGCTCGACCGGCTGAGCCGCAACGCCGCCTTCCTGCTGACGCTTCGCGACAGCGGCGTCCGCTTCGTCGCCTGTGACATGCCGGAGGCCAACGACCTGACGGTGGGCATCATGGCGCTGGTGGCACAGCAGGAGCGGGAAGCGATCTCCCGGCGCACGAAGGAGGCGCTGGCGGCGGCAAAGGCGCGCGGGGTGACGCTGGGCAACCCGAACGGCGCTGCGGCCCTCAGGCGCACTGGAAGGGGCGGCGAGGCGCTTAGGGAGGTGGTGCAGCGGAATGCGGCGGAGTTCGCGCAGTCGCTCGGTGCGGTCCTGTCCGACGTCACCGGCGACGGCCACACGTCTCTGCGCGAGGTGGCTGCTGAGCTGAACCGCCGCGGCATCCGGACAAGGAGGGGCGGGCGCTGGCAGGTCTCGAACGTCCGCAACCTGATGATGAGGCTGAGGCGCGAAGCTGGGTAGGCATTACGAGGCGCTGCGGATCCTCGACGGGCTCGTGCAGCTCTCGGTGCTCGACAGGGACCTGACAGCGCCGCCCGCCAGCCCCGACGACGGCGACCGCTATATCGTCGGTTCGGGCGCCACGGGCGACTGGGCGGGCTGGGACCTGAACGTCGCGCTATGGACCGACGGGGCCTGGCTGCGCCTGCCGCCCCGGACCGGCTGGCGGGCCTGGGTCGAGGACGAGGGCCTGCTCTTGGTCTACGACGACACGGGCTGGGTCGGGACCACGCCAGCCGCGCTGCAGAACCTCGCGTTGCTTGGGCTCGGCACAACGGCGGATGCGTCGAACCCGTTCTCAGCCAAGCTGAACGCCGCGCTCTGGACCGCCAAGACCATCGCCGAAGGCGGCACCGGCGGTCTCTTCTACACCATGAACAAGGAGGGGGCGGGCGACGATCTCGGGCTGACCCTTCAGACTGGCTTTGTGACCAAGGCGCTGGTCGGCCTGTTCGGCTCGGACCGCTTCCGGCTCGCGGTCTCCGCCGACGGCAGCACCTTCTTCGACGGGCTGAGCGTCGACAACGTCACCGGCATCGTCGATCAGCCCCGGCTGCCCCGTTTCAAGGCGTACACGAACTACGACAACTATGTCGGCGTCGGCACCTGGACGAAGATTGGCCTCAACAACACCGACTACAACGATCAGGGCGCGTTCGACGCTGCGAACAACCATTTCGTGGCGCCCGTGGACGGCACCTACCTCTTCGGCGCGACGCTCATGTACAAGGTCAATGCCAGCACCACGGCCCGCATGCGCGGGCGGCTGGTGCTGAACGGCACCACCGAAATCCGCGGCTCCCTCGGCGAAATCTCCGCCACCCACGTCTCGCTCGCCACCGCGATCTGGCTGCAGACTATGGTGCCGCTGACTGCAGGCGACACCGTCGAGCTGCAGGGGTACTTCCGGGTCGCGGATGGCTACCTCGCCGCCGATCACACCTCGTTCTGGGGCTGCAAGGTCGGCTGAGCGGCGGAAGGGGGAACCGATGAACCCACCCCGATCCGAGGGCTACGTCTGCATGCCCGACGCCGGGTTCGGGGCGATCCTGACGCGGGCGGCCGAGGAAGGCGCGAAGCGCGCGCTCGCCGATGTCGGCCTCGACGGTGACGAGGCCGCGCTCGACATCCGCGATCTGCGCTCCCTGCGGACAGCATCCGCCTGGTGCGCCGTACCGCAATGCAAACCGCGGTCCGCGTGATCACCACCGGCGTCATGCTGGCGCTGCTCGCGGGCATAGCCATCAAGCTGAAGATCTTCGGCGGCGGCCCGTAGCCGCGCCCCGTCCCCATTCATCAGCCCGCCATGACCCGCCCTCGAGGCGGGTTTCTCGTTTTCGGAGGACCCCCTCGGAGGACCCCCATGACGACGACCTTCCACCGCCATTGGCGCGACGTACCCGAGAGCGGCTGGCGCTGGCCCGCTCCAAGCACCTCGATGGCGCCGCCTTCGACATCGCCATGACGAACCACGACCCGGTGGCGTTCGAGGCCGCGGCGCGGGAGGTCGGGTTCCTCGGCTTCGGCTTCTATCCGCGCTCGGGGTTCATGCACATCGACCTCGGCCCGGCGCGTCAGTGGGGCGAGCGGTTCGCTGCCCGTGCGGTGCCGTTCGCGGCCGAGATCCCGCCGACGCGCGAGGTCTTGGCGCAGAGCCACACCATGAAAGGCGGCTGGCGTCGCGACGCTGGGTGCGGCCGGCGTCGAGGTGGCGCAGCAGGTGCTGACGGAGGCCCCGGCCGCGATCCTGCCGCTTGTCCCGTATCTCGACACGCTGCGCTCGGTGTTCATCGTGGTCGCCCTCGGCGGCATCGCGGTCACGATCTACGCCCGCCTTGATGACTGGCGCCGGGGGTGGCGGTGATCGGTTGGTTCTTCGCCAGGTTCGCAACGAGCCCATGGATGCGCACGGCGCTCCGCTATGGCGTCACCGCACTTGCGATCCCTCTGTTTCTGCTCGCCCTGCGCCGCTCCGGCGAGCGCGCCGGCCGGCTGGCCGAACGCCTCGAGACCACAGAGAGAAGCCATGATGCACAACGACGGATGCTCGAAGCGGCGGCGCGTCGCCCTCATTCTCGCGACGATCTGGCTGAGCGGCTGCGCGACGGGCGCTTCTGACGTTGTAAGCCTCGGTGCATGTCCGCCGGTCGTCGAGTTCAGCCGCATGTTCCAGACACGAGCGGCAAAGGAGCTGGCCCTGCTGCCGGAGGGGTCGGTTATCGTCGATATGCTCGCCGACTACAGCGTCATGCGGGCCCAGATAAGGATGTGCGCGCGCGGGTGGATGAATTCAGTCGTGTCGAACTGGGCGTCCCGGATTTCCAACAACGACGGCGCCGGAGTCCACGTCGCGCGTGATGACGCTTCCCGCTCCAATGACAGATCGGTCTCCAATAGTGACGCCCGGAAGGACCACGGCGCCCCCGCCAATCCAGACGTCTGA